GTTGATGCTTTTGCTATGCTGCCAACACGTACAATAATGACGCTATTTGGTTCAGCGGTACCGCTGAGTTCTGCAACAGTATTCACAACAATCACAGGCGCATCAATTTCTTCAATTGCTGGCAGATCTCCAGCAACGCAAGCATCAGGAATTGAAACACCTGAAGCTGCACGCATTTCTGCACGTACCGTACACAAGTTTTTACGGAAGTTATCACCATCTTCAGTGGATAGCTCAACTGCGACTTCTTCACGAATGTATGCTGAAACACCTAAGGTAATATTACCAGTCCAGTAACCACCCACTGGCATTGCAGCAGTCAAAATCACAGGCAAATTCCAAAGCACTGGCTGAACTGCTGCACCTGGTGCACCAAATACATAGTGACCGTCAGTGCCTTTAATACGTTCAATTGCACCCCATGATTCAGGATTCAATAAAATGTATTCAGGCAGAATCCCGGCTGCACCCGCTTTATATTTACTGCGGTTTAGTACATCAATTGCCGTGTCCGTATCCTTTACAGCAACAGTTAAATGCGTACCATCTTCGATTAGACCAATGAATGAACGAGCACCGGACACACGACCATCACCGCGAACAATTTTCGCTTCAAGTTTAAGGCGTACACCGTAAGCCATACGGCCTTCAATATATGCTGCAAGCGCTGGCATATCAGAAATAAGCTGAATCGATACTTTGATCCAGTGTGCAATCGTACCTGTTTTAAGGTCAACTACACCAAATTCCAAATTTGATTCTGGCTTTTCTGCAGCTTCAGCAACTTCATCCGCCATGATGTCAAATGCCGATTCACGGAATAGCGGTACAAGCTCATTTTGAACTGGGGTAAACGCGATGAGATCCAATAAAGTCAGAGCACGCTCTGGTGTCGGAATGGAGCTCTGTGCAAATTGTGCTGTATCACCTAGCCCCGCCAAAGTTACGATATTTCGTGCATGCAGATCATCAAACTGGAATTTGCCTTTGGCGCGGGTAATTGCTTGAGCTTGGTCTACAATATTCTTATTGCGAATTAGAATACCCGCAACAGAATCTGGATTTGCACCACGCTGTTGCACACCATCTACCAATTTTTGTTGTAGATCTTCAATTTCACCAGATAACTTCTTAATGTCATTAGAGCGTGCTTCTAAGTCATTTTTAATATTGTCAGGTAAATCATCTAATTTTTTGATGCCATCCTGATAACGAGTAATCAAATCATCAAGCTGTTTTTTTCGCACAGCCAGATCGGCACAAGCTTGTTCAAAGTCCTTGGCAGTTTTGGTATCACGTGGATTTAACCCCAAAAATGGTGATTGAGGTTGAGACTGTTGAGCAGCGATTGAAGCCATAGCCAATGCTACTGTTTGTTTCGAAAGTGCTTTCATACTGTTTTTCCATGCATAGAAAATGAAAAACCCGCCTTTTAAAGCGGGTCATTGTTTAAACAATTTTTATTAAGAATCTAACCAAGCCAAAGGGTCTTTTTTAGCTTCAGGTGGTGCTGGGGTTTCCTCCGGTTTCTGCATTCCAGAAATTCGAGCCATTAACTTTTTGGCATAATCACCAACAAGACCAACTGATCGAAGTAACTCTTCAGCATCTTCTTCAGATTCAATTGCATTAATCGCTTCATCACTGATAATTCGTGCAGCATTGTCAGCTGGCTCATCAACGACACTGATTTCATAGATGTCAGCACGTTTGATTTCTACATGCGTGCCTTTATCTTCCATATCCAAAGAATTTGGTGGATAAAACGCAATTGAGAAGCCATCAATCGTGCCATGTACAACCATGGCAGCAACATCCTGAGCAATCGAAAGCCCTGGCGTGAATTCAATTTCAACATAAAGGCCCGTTTCATCTTCCTTAAGAAGCGTAATTTTCCCTACGCGCATCGGAAGACGGGAATCAACGTACCATTGTCTCCACCCATGGTTGTAATAACAGTGAACTTTCTTTGTCCCTGCATCAAAAGCAGCACAAACTTCAGCAAATGCACCACGAATGAATTTTTCACCGTAATAGTTGATCGAATCCCACTTAACTGCATAACCGCTGATTTTTACAATCCCTGTCTTTTCATCTTTGTTGATAAATCGACAGTTATCCACAGCAATTGGCATACGCCGACATTGAACTTTCGGCAAATTTGGCAGTGCCTTATTACGCACTAGCAGTTTTTGTTTCATCAGCTTTCGCTCCATAATTGCCTTTTTTCATTCGTTCGGCAGTAGTCATGTTGACTGGTACTAACAAGAAATCCGCATGTGGATCAGGCGTATCACCCTCTTCCATTCGTATCTGATTCGGACTTGCCTGACCTGATAAAATTCTGTCTTTATTGGATTTAATCCGCTCAAGATAAGAAGCTCTCAGCAAGTCTTTAGTCTTAAATTCAAACTCAAATTCATCCCATTCATGTCTTTGCAACAAGTGAATTCGGGCACTTTCTTCAATACGCTCCAAATAAGGACGCAATCCAAATTTATGAAAGCCATCGACCAATTGTTCGATGCCACTCCCCCAAGTTGTGCTTGAATCTGTGCTAAAAATTAAGATCGGATTGACTCCAAAGTAGCGACAAGCCTCTTCTACTGATAATTTACGAATTTCAATCAATTCAAGGTCTGCAGGGGTTAAGCTGATTTTCTCAAATTGCATATTGCCTTCGAGTACAGCCAAATCACCATCATCACCATTAATCAAAATATCCAATTCACCGCGCAGCGCATCACGCTGTTCTTTTTTCAGATATTTATCTGTTTTCAATGCTCCAGTCGGCTTGGCACCGTTGGACATTAACCGCGATGTCTTGTCCACTCCTGCAAGGCCAATACCGATGGATTGTGCACCATAGGCAATTGGCGACATCCCGACAAAACCCGTGCCAAAAAGTTTGATATGCCAGATTTCATTATCGGTATATTCGACTGTTTTATTGCCAATCTTGCACTTATACAATGGCGTGCCATCATCCCGAATACTTGGGTCCACCGATCCTGAGTTGATCACCTGCAGGCTGACTAACTTTTTGCCTGAATAATCTTTTTTGATGTAGGCATTTCCAGCCACCAGGTTCAGCATCAACTGTTCAAAAAATTCAACTCTCGTCTGGTAGCGGTTGGGCTTGTTGTATAGCAGACGAATCACATCATGATCTTTGACTTGTGCACGAGTACCATTTGAATTTAATTTGTACATCTGCAGTGGCAAGGTTGCCACAGATTCAGTCAAAATTTTGACACATGCAAAAACAGCACTGAGCGTCATTGCACTGTCGAATGACACTGGTTTAGCAGTCTTAAAACCAGAACGGGGACGATCCCAAATGGTTGTCCCCGTTTTGTCTTGCGTTGGTCCAGTTCCCCGAACCTTCAGCTTATCGCGATTGGTTTTATCACGAATTTTCACTTTATCGCGCTTTTTACTCATCGCTTCGCCACCTTAATCATGTCATTCAACCAGTCATCAATGTTTCCATCTTCTTCACCTGGCACCAAATCGAAAACTTCTAACTTATCCCAAAGCATTGCCCGTGTAGCACCAATAATGGCAGCCACGCCAGCATCAATTTTTCGTGCCTTGTCAGGCTTACGCGGGAAAATGTTGCTGTTATTGTCTTCTTTAACCTCAATATTGCACATACACCATTGCAAGACAGGATTGCCGTCATGATGAAGCCGTCCATCACGGATCAACTCTTCCATCCAACGCATGCCGATACTCAATGGATTGACCTTTTGAGGAACTTCAATCGCTTCCAATCCATCAGAAATCAGATCCTGACCAAATTGTGCTGCATTCCATGGGTCAAAACCAATTTCATACATATTGGCTTGGAAATGACTTTCGATCACATCTTTATAAATCTTCGAAAAATCAGTGACGTTCCCAGGTGTTTCAATCAAATGACCGCTTTCGACCCAATCCAAATATTCATCTGGACGTTTCTGACCATCCATTGCACGTCTTTGATTTACCACATTGGAGTTGATGTACTGATGCGCAAAAATATACCAATGCACACGCCCATCAATCAGTCTAGGGAACCATTTCACATAACCTGCCAAGTCCATTTTGCTTGCCAAGTCTAAGCCACCAAACGAAATACATCCTTTAAAATCATCTTCAGTGACACTCGGATCTGCAATCAGCTCCCATTCACTGGAGGCAATCCAACTATCTGCACCTTGCACCCATTCATTCAAACTTTTCTGTCTGAATCGGC